TTTTTGGTAAAGCTGTTCGAAAGGTGGGAGAGGAATTAATCCTTACACCACTTAGTCGAAAAAATGCCACTTACGAAGCGGTCACTATTTTTGAAGCGTTAAGCGAACTAGGGTATTTAGTAAAAAAAGAACGATCTCATGGGGAAATTGGAATGATACTTTCCAATACCTTTAAAGATTGGAATTTATCTACTCGAGTAATTAGTGACTTAAAGACACGAGAAAAATTAGACGATTATAAAGCGATTCTTAGCTAAAATTAACAAAACCTTTCTAACCTTTCCGTAAACCTTTCCAACCTTTCCGTAACTTTTTGACTGCCGTTTAAACTGGCGTAACCTTGTTCAAAACAACAGGTTATGCAGTTAATTTATCTAACAGACGAAGATTTAAGGCAAATAATCCGCCAAGAAATAGGAGGGGTTAAGCCATCTGAACCCAAACCGGAGCCCAAGCTTACAGGCCAAAAGGAGCTTTGTGCCTTTTTAAATCTCTCCGAGCCAACAATTATCCGCTGGAGGCAAAAGGGTAAAATTCCTTATCTACAAATAGGAAGCGCGATAAGGTATGACTTAAACGCAGTAGTCTCGGCTCTTGAGGTTGGTAATAAGAAAAAATCCAACTAGCCGATGTCTTTTCAGATAAAAAGAGAAAGGGCGATATATGGTTAATACCGCCCTTAATGGAAAGGCCTGTGAACAAGGCAAAGATACTAATATTGAACTTCTTAGCCAAATAGATCCAGCCAGCTTCGGTGACGTTAAAGGGCTTAAAGAGGCCAATTGCTACGATGTACTTTGGAAACAAAATGATATTGGAGCTGGAATAATACTGTTTGGCCCCTTTGAATTTAAGATCGGGATTGATAAAAAGACTAAAAAGCCTTATTGCCATATAGTAGGAGTATCAAAGCTGAATATTCTGGAGTTTGTACGCCTTGCTGGATTCAGAAAACGTTACCTATCTGACAGCAATATTTATGTTATGGTGCACACCCATAAACATATAATGGAGGAGGTGACAATCGACTTAATCCGGGTGGAGACCTTTAATGAAGTTCAAAGAAATGATAGTATAACAGTTGTTTTTGAAGATCTACAGTTCACTTTTCACAAAGATTTATTACTCACCATATATCTTAAAAATCAAGACCAAATTTTCAACAAGAATTTTTTGGAATTGATGGATGAGTTTGATGTTCCAGAGTTAGCCGACACGAGAGAATTATCTTATTTTCTTTTTACTAACTGTATTATAAAAGTTGGTAAAGACTTCACAGAAACTATCCCTTACGAAAAATTACAGGAATTGCATTTGTGTGTTTGGCGAAGTCATATTACAGGTCGAGCCTATCGGCCTAATAAAACCTCACATGAAAGCGAATTCGCCAAAGTAGTAGCTAACGTAGCTAACCAGGAGGTAAAACGCATTAAGGCTTTTAGGTCGGCATTCGGCTATCTGCTACACAATTACAATGGTTCCCATATGGGCCAGGTTGTTATTTTTTATGACGAAAAGCCTACTAATACCAGGAATCCTCAGGGTGGAACCGGTAAAGGTTTATTAGCTCAAGGCCTTTCGTTTATGAGAGAAGTTGCCAAAATTGATGGTAAACACTTTAAGGCAGATGACAAGTTCAGGTTTCAGACCGTGAAACCCACATCGGAGATTGTGTTTATAGATGACTTGAACAAGGATGTTCCATTTGAGGTGTTTTTCTCATGTTCTACCGATGGCTGGACAATAGAACGTAAATTCTCTGACACTATTAAGTTACCTCCTCAAGATAGCCCCAAAATGCTATTCTCGATGAATGCTGTAGTTGGTGGTAATGGATCTAGTCATCGACGAAGAATGTTTATACTGGAATTATCAGACCATTATAGCAGACAAATAAAAACCGGGAGTGAACACCCAATTGAAGATGAGCATGGGATTTTATTTGACAGGATAAATTGGACTGAAACCGAATGGAATGCCTTCACTCAGTACATGATAGAGTGTTTGGCATTCTACCTTCAATATGACCTGCAGCCGTACGATTTAATAAATGTTGGAAAAAATGCACTTATTCAGTCAACTGGCGATGATTTCGCTAACTGGGTTGAGTCTAAAGATTTCCAATTAGGAGTGTATTATCCAACCAAGGATCTGTACGAAGAATACAAGGCGGGTGCATATGGAGATGACCCAGCCTATAAGCAACGCACTTTCACCAATAGCATTAAGCGATACGCAGATATCAAAGGCTGGGTATTTAAGAGTGTGTCCAACAATACAACGAAACTCAGTCAATTTATTTTTAGCAATGAATCATAATATCTCTATGGTCCACAACTCAAGAATTAACGAAACAACATTTCTCCCTTTAGCAGGGGGTATAAAAAGAATGAAGAAACAACCCCCCTTTAAAAGTTGGGAAGTTAATTCGTTAATTCCGAAAAGCGCCTTTTTGGGGTGTACAGGAGCTTTTTTACGAACTAACTATTAGGTATGAACAAGTCATTTTTAAAAACGCACTGCACCTTATTTAAAACCTACTTCTGGAAGCGGGAAAATAAATGGTGTTTTAGTACTAAGGGTATAATTGTAAGTTTCGAAGATGTATTACTGAACCCTATTGCAGAACAAGTTTCTTTAGTGGAGAATGTACGCGCTTTGCCCTACAAATCCGAAGAACAAGGAGAGCTTAAATTGCAAGTTTGGGGCATAACACCTTCCAGCATACAGGTCGGAGGCCGAGGCGAAAAATACCACACCCTGCATACCGGTTATATCTCTTTTGATATTGATAATCTTGGAGATACATTATTGACGGCCTTTGAAAAAATTAAGCTAATCCCATTTATTTTTTATTGCGGTCGGTCTGTAAGTGGCAGCGGACTATGGGGCTTAATGAAAGTTAGCAATCCTGAAAAACACCAAGAACATTTTGATGCGATTTCTGCGGCTTTTGCTGCGATGGGAATTGTGATTGATACAACTCCACGTAATGTTGCATCCCTCAGGTTTATCTGCTACGACCCTGAGGCGTACCTAAATGAGAATGCACTAACGTTTAATAAAATTATAGAACCGGTTATACCTATTAAAAAGGCATCAAGAAAGTATACCGGGCCAAGATCCATATCAGATCAAAATATCTGGACGAAATTCAATGACACTGTCGAATTCGATGACATTAACGATATCCTTCAGAATGCTGGCTGGTCCCGGCACCCCTCAAAAAAAAGTGCAAGAGTAAGATACACCCGCCCAGGGAAATCCACTCGGGCCGGAATAAGCGCTGACTACCACACTGAGAGAAGGACTTTCTTCATATTCAGTTCCAATGCTCCTGGCCTTGAGCACTTCAAAAAGGAAGGTGATAAATGCTACTCCGGCAGTGCATCTACACTATTACTGGCCTATGCCGCCAAGGGAGACAAAAAGGAAGCTTATAAAAAAATGAAAGAATTAGGATTTTAAATATAAATACAATGGAAAACCAGAACAAATCAGAACAACCCATTTCTCTTTTTCAACTCGGACAATCACTGATAATTCGTGAACTAGAGTCTAGGGTAGAAACGATCATTCAGCAACGAGACGATGTCTCTATTGAGTACGAAGATTTAGACGTAAGGCATGACCAGCTTAAGGCTCTGTTTAAAACCCAAGAGGATACCATTGCCCGACAACAAAAGCAGCTAAAGAATCTAAATAAGCAACTGGAGCAAATGCCGGGATTGACTAACCTAGCAATGATGGCTGAATCTATTTTCATGGGCAACTCAAATAAAAAAGAATTGGATTACCTGAAGAGTCTATACCATGCAAGATTCAATGGTCTCTACATTCCAAAAGTTGAGCAAATTCTTACTGGTGATTATTCAATGGAAGATACAAACCCAGTGAAAGAATGAAAACCAACCACTGTCCCCTAATCCCAATTCTTGAAGCGGAAATACGAAACGTCAAAGCGAACCGGTGGCTCTCCAAGGAAGATAAGGAAGAAAAGATTAAGCAGCTCCGAGAAGCAATTGACGCGAAGAAAGAAACACACAATATAAAACAACTTAAAACTTAAAATTATGTCAGCACCAATAGGAAATCAATTTTGGAAACAAAGGAGTAAACACGGTAGGGATAAGCTCTTTGCTAATCCTCAATTATTATGGGAAGCAGCTTGTGAGTATTTCACATGGTGTGAAGAAAATCCGATTCTTGATCCCAGATCATTTGGAGGTAAGCAGAAGATACAACGGCCTTTTACTATGCAAGGGTTGTGTCTGTATCTGGATGCCAATACCGCTTATTTTAGGACGTTTAAGAGCCAATTACCTAGCGAAGAGAAAGACTTTAACACAGTCATCTCCATTATAGAGGAAACAGTTTACCAACAGAAGTTCGAAAACGCTGCTATTGGTGTATTTAACCATAGTATTATAGCTCGTGACCTCGGCTTAGTTGACAATAAAGACGTCAAAACTAACGGCGAATCATTCAATAAAGGATTTGGGGATTTTCTTAAGAAGTCAAAGCCGGCAAACAATGAATAATACTCAAGTTGAAGAAGCTGGCAATCGGGTTGTAAGCGAGTGGAGGAATGATTGGTGCAAATTTGCTAGAGAAGCGCTGGCTGTAAACCTTGATAAAGACCAGGAGGCCATACTTCGATCCGTCCAATACAATTCGCGTACATCTGTTGCGAGTGGCACAGCAAGGGGAAAGGATTTTGTTGCTGCAGTCGCTGCTATATGCTTCATGTATTTGACTCCTGAGTGGAATGCGAAAGGTCAATTAATATCCAATACGAAAGTTGCATTGACTGCTCCTACCGACCGCCAGGTTAAGAATATTTGCATGGCTGAAATATCAAGCCTCTTTAATAAAGCTCGGCAAAATGGTGTTGAGCTCCCTGGCAGATTAAATGCCTATGATATCCGGACTGACGATCAAGGATGGTTCCTAACCGGCTTTAAAGCAGATGAGCACAATCATGAGGCTTGGTCTGGCTTTCATGCTGTAAATACGATGTTCGTAGTTACTGAGGCTTCCGGTATAAGTGATAACACTTTTGATGCAATTGAAGGAAACCTACAGGGTAACAGTAGAATATTACTGGTCTTTAATCCTAATAAAAGCATCGGTTATGCTGCTAAATCTCAAAAAACGGATCGATGGTCGAAATTTCAGCTTAGTTCATTGTCAGCGCCAAATATCATAGAGAAACGTCAAGTTATTCCGGGACAAGTAGATTATGAATGGGTGCAGGATAAACTTGAGAATTGGTGCACAAAGATTCGGCTTGATGAGATTGATGAAACCATGGATGATTTTCAATTTGAAGGGCAATGGTATCGGCCGGAGGATATATTTCGAATTAAAGTACTAGGCAAGTTTCCTAAAGTTGGAGAGGACTCACTAATTCCAGAGCAATGGATCGAGTTGGCCCAAAAACGTTGGGCTGAATATCATGCTAAACATGGATTAACGCCTGTTTATGGCAAGCCTTTATTCCTTGGTAATGACGTAGCAGGTATGGGCCGGGATAGTTCTGTAGACTGCTACCGATATGGCAACATTGTTGCGAAGTTTTATAAGAGTAATTCCGGAGGCGTAGCAGATCACATGGCAACAGCTGGTAGGATTAAATCCGTGCTTGATGCCGATTCAACTGCAAATAGCTTAATAGATACAATTGGCGAGGGGGCCGGGGTTTTCTCGAGGCTGGTTGAACAGGGCTATAAGGATCGGGTGTATAGTTGTAAGTATAGTGAAAGTGCTACTCAGTATGACCGGGAACTAACAGATGTAACTGGTCAATACAACTTTGCTAACATGAGGGCTTATCTAGCATGGGCAGTAAGAGATTGGCTTAATCCTAAAAATAACACGAATGCTATGTTGCCCCCGGGTGGAACGTTAAAACAAGAGGCTACTGAGATGAGGTGGGAATTCCAGAGTAATGGAAAAGTGATCATTGAAAAGAAACAGGAAATCAAAAAGAGATTAGGTTTTTCACCTGACGAATTTGATTCATTAGCTAATACTTTTTATCCGTTGAAACAGCGTATAAGTTACGAGTCAGACCTTGATGCGCTGGGAATCTTTTGGTAGGGTTCAAGTCCTCGGTTGCCTCAAATGTATTTGACAAGTGTGGCTTTAAAGTACTTTATAGGGTGTGTTAGTAGGGTGGAAGTGTTTAGTGGTGTATTATGTGGTGTAAATATGGCAAAATCATAGCCCTTGTAGTTCGACTCCCAGCTCATGCAATACCTTACGTGCGTTAGTCTCATCAGCGTCAGTCCAGGGCCTACGGCCAGCAAGTTTATTTGTGAGGTATGATTTAGCACTATCGTTACCGGGCCATAGTTCTTTAGCTAAGTAAGAAAGTGATACCGCTTTATTCTTCGTCAATAAGTATTCCTTTACCGTCATTAAAACAAAGATAACATTAAAAAAAATAAATACAACATAAGTTGTGCATGTCCAACACAAGTTGTACTTTTGATTTATAAACCTATTACAAATTATTTATTAACAAGAAAGGCCCTGGGTGCAACCAGAGCCAATCCATTGATTAACTAATTAACCAACTGAAAAATGAAAACTACAAAATTAACCGAACAAGACCAATTAGACGCGAAAAGATTGGGTATTACTTTAACCTTGGAAGACAATGAATTAAATGACGCTTTAAGACATGATGCAATTATGATGGCTGACTTACTGAATGCCATTGACAATCTAAACATTGTTCACGAAAACTTCTTTCGCATTGTAAGCTCAGCATTTCTATTGCAGGTCGCTAAACACCCTGAATCAACTCTTGACATATTTAACACATTCATCACCTTGCAGGAAATATTCAGGATTGTTGCTAAGCGTGATGATTTCATCACCGAAAAAATAACCGACTACCAACGGATTGATACAATCTGCGATAAATTAGAAGCACAATATATTGAAGCTAGAAGACAAACCGCATAGTTATGGAAAAGGATCAAGGTCTATTTCTTTCTGTCAAGGATAAAAAGAAATTTATCGCCGGATTAAAAACGTGTCTTGAATGCCTCAAGGATATTCAAGAACATCTTTCAGAGATAAAAACGGATTTAGGGGTTGTCAAGACAAATATTAAACACTCATAGAATCGGGTAGTTGCTTAATTACCTGACTTAATTTAGCCCTGGTATTTGTCGGGGCTTTTTATTTTCCTAATATTACACCTGGTACACTAGTCTGGGAGGCCCGAAACATTTAAAGCACGTTAACCTTAATTTAAAAGACTATGATGATTAGTATCAGTGTTTCACACCTTGCATCCTTATTGAGGGATGCTGCAAGATTAGGCGCAGATCAAGCTTTAACGGAATTAGATCTTAAACAGCCTTACATGAACAAATCTACTGCCATTAAGAAGTATGGTAAGGCGAATTTTGAGCAATGGATTGCGCAAGGATTAGTTAAACCTCACCGAGATGGCAACGATTCCGCTCAGTACCGAATTAATAGGGCAGAAATTGAGGCGGTAGCAAGTGCAGATAACAGGGCCGGGTATTTAACGGTGGAGGATCGCCGGTTCAAGTAATTTTAACTATTATTGAAAAGTCTTTTCCAAAGGACATCATCTTGGCAGATGAAAGAGCCACACTATTAAGTTAGTGTGGCTTTAATTATACCTTATCGATTATACGTTGAATTTCTTGCATTAAAGGACATTTACCGATTGGACGTTTCATATAGAATAAATCGATTGTTTTTATCACTTTCGGGCGAATGTAGGTGTCCTTAGTGACCCCCATTTGTCTACCTACGTCAGAGTCCGCCAATACAAAAATGTTGTTATCGTCATCTCCATTATTTTGCGAAGTACAATAAACAGTAATTGCATCGCTGCTTTTATTAGTGTTTTGTAAGATTATTACAGGCCTCGACTTGAGTTCACCCTTGCCGAAAGGGTAGAACACCTCAACGACATCACCACGATATAGTTTAACCATTTGAAGACTCTAATATTCGTCTTCAGCAAGGTCTCCCCAGGTATCAACTAATTTTTTGTACAGTTCAGGATTGGAAAGAATTTCTTCTGAGTTATCCCTATACAAATAGGAACTCATCTCCTTTTGAGAACTTTGAAAAGTTTTCAGCGTTTTGTTCAATTCCCTAATTAGAAATTTAGCTAAAAAACTTCCTTCGCGTTCTAATTCTAATTTAGCCTCAGGTATTAAGACAGATAATTGTTGCAAAGATTTATAGAAATGCATCTCAATCTCAACTTGGTGCTTTTCTGAATATTTGGAAAAATTCTCGAGCGTGCAATTGACCATCGATTGAAACTCTTTTCGGTTAGCTCTTATCGCTTTACAATACTTAAAATCTACATATGCTCTAGATAGTGGATTAGCACTGTGTTTCAAGCTCTCAATCAATTCATTTAAAGCTTTAAGGATGACAACGAGCGGGTCTCGTTGTGTTCTAGGTAAAGTTAGATGCATATTATCTTTCATAACAAAATACCTTTCCAAGTCTTGTTACAGATGCCAAATATATACCAAAAATCGATTTAGCCACTGCGGTTGTGGGAACTCTTGGTTTATAATTACAAATTGGTGTGTAATAATTGACTCTGTATACTGACATTCTTTTTTATGGTTGCAAAAGCAATAAGAAGCTATTACAAGACACATCTCCTTGTCAAACGACAATATTGAGCTTCTTAGTATGAGAATAGCTGTTACGTTATTAAAATGCCGGATTAACACGCAATAGTAATTTACTATTATGACAAATAAATGACAATTAAGCGCGGCACATTAATTTCGCGAGGACAAAATCCTTTAAAGCATACAAACCTCATTGCCAAATTTCAAGGTTTGTGGGAGAAGATTAGACCAATTGTCTGTTGCAGTG